CCTGAATCGAACGGCTACCAGGCGGCACTGCAAAGGCGCGGTTGTCGACCGGATTGCGAGCGCCATAGAGATAAACCATGCCATCGGCAACCGGATATCGCAGCGTGACGCGATACGTCAAACGTCCCGGAAACAGGAACGACGAATAGGACATGCCATTGGTCTGGTAGCGCGAATGCGGCGGTTGCTGCTCGATCGCTTCCGTCACTGTGCGCACGCCCTTCAGCAGCATGCCAGTGTACATCTCGGCTGCTTCCAGTGAAGCATCACGATACAATCGCAGCTGATCGTCGGTCACGCCGGGGATGTCGTCGGTCTTGGTGTGCAACCGGATCATGTCCATCGACAGCCGGCCGGACCAATCGAACTGCTCGACCTTGTCGAGTTCAAACGGCAGGCCCGGTGTCGACTGCGGCGGGACCGGAGTCAGCATTTCGCGATTCCGATGTCGAAACAGTCGGTGCGGTTGTAGCACTGGCAGTCACAGTCGAGCGCGGCCTGCAGCACCGTGAGCCGCCAGATCTCGCAGAGCTGCGCAGCCGGCGAGATCGTTACCGGAAAATTCACCATGTAATATTGCTGATCGACGCTGGCCTGGCCGATCGACACATGCGGCGTCGGCTTGATCGTAGTGGAATCGACTGCGACGCCGATCAGCACTTCGAAGATCAGAGGTGGATTGATGCCATCGGTGACGGAGGCGAAGAATCGATCGGCGCCCGTGTATTGCGGCGAAGGCGTGTAGGTGAAGTCACCACTAGATGCGATCGTCACGGTGCCGTATTTCGGCCCGTACAGCGACAATCCCTTGAACGCCAGCGGATTGCCGCTGGTCTCGATCCAGTCGGCAAGACTTTCCGGCAACGGCGTATCGACCTCGACGTCATAATGCGGCTGCTCGGTGAGCACCGGTCCGCCATTGGCAGGCATCGTGCAGGTTTCCATCGCCTCGATCTGAAACTGCGGCGAACAATGCAGCTGCCCGATCGGCACCGCCCAGGTCGCGTAGCCGACGCTCATGCGGCTGGTGGTGCCTGGCTGGAGCGACAGCTTATCACAGCAGCAGGCTTGGCAGCTGGTGCTGCTGACGGGCTGCAGATCGTCGACCATGAATTGCAGCATGGCGGAAATCCTGTGTTGTGAGAGACAATCGAGGCGAACGAATGCAGCATGTCACCATGCTGCATTCGTAGTTGGCGTATTACTTCTTGGCAGATGGTGCGGGATGATTGCCAGCCGGTACGCCGACGACGACCCAGCCAATTCCCTCACTCCACGCAGTGTGCCATTCCATCAGCTGCACCGGTTGACCACCGGAAGGCGGTTCACCAGTGCTCGGCGGCAGATGGATCGGCGGCGTCGGGCGCGGATCGTTCGGGCCCCAGATCACCAGCGGCGGCTGACCAGGCTGCGACGGCGGAATCACGATCGGCGGCGTCGGGAACGGCTCGTTGCCACCACCCCAGATCCCCGGAGGCCTGCCACCCGGTGCAATCGGATGTGACGGATGAGGCTGGCCACCTGGCAGGGTGTTGTCAACCCACGGCGGAGCACCGCCCCAGATACCCGGAGGCTGGCCGCCCGGCGCAATCGGATGTGCCGGATAACCGGGCTGACCACCCGGCGCAATCGGATGCGCCGGATGATTGCCCGGATCAGAGAGTGGCGTAATCAGTGCAAGGTATGGCTGCATATTGACATCTCCGTTGTTTGTTCACGTTCAGGTCGGTGTGTGTGAAATCAGGGCGCTGCCGGACACTGGAAGCAAGGCGGCGTCGCCATTGCCACCGGGGCGTTCGAGCCGCACGCATTGCTGCATCTCGCTTTGATCATGCTCTCTCTCCTCTTTTCAGTTTGCGAGACGGTGCTTCCGTCTCATTGACCGCTTCCGGTTCGGGAGCGATGTCGGGCTCGCTCTGGTCGCGCTCGTACTGATCGCGTTCATCCTGATTGAGGTTGCGCGCATAACCTTGTTTGATCAGCACATCGGCCAGCTCGATCGGCAGTCCATCGGCGATCATGCTGTCAGGCAGCCACTCGATGGTGTACTCCGGCTGGAAGAAGCCGGGCTTGAAACGAAACCAGCGCGCATCCTCATTGTGACCGGTGACCACCAGCATCATCACGACGGCGGTGTCCGTGGCATCAGTCATGATGGAAACAATCCACTGATGACGCGCGCGATGCGCTGGCGCCAGGTCAGATCCGGATTCAATTTGTGCCTGATCGACACCTTGGCCAGCGGCTCATCCTTGGTATCGACTTCTTGCATCACGCAGATGACGCCATCGATATCGGACACGAATGAGATCTGTTTGGTCGGCATCCGCTCGGCCAGCCGTAGCGACATCGGCGAAAGCATTTGCGGCTTACCGTTGGCCACCAGCATCGATCCGACATTGGCGACATAGGGTGAGAACTGCTCACCCTTGCCCTTCGCAAACACGTAGAGCCGCGATGAGCGGGCAGTTTTCGGCAGCTGGGCCTGAATGACGACCTCGTCTCCAGGCCCAACTTTGACTGACCGACCGGTTGCGACCCGCATCAGCCACGCGGCCCGGACAGCACCGCGATGATGCGCACATCGGCGGACTCATTGCCGATCGCGCCCGGCTTGACACGGATGAAAGCACCGGGCTTGCACGGCAGTGCGCCCGTGCAGATCGACTTGGCCTTGGTGCCGCCAGGAATGATGATGCCGGCATGGTTGACCGGCTGTGCACCCCACGCCGCCGAACAGATCAGAGTTTCCATAACCGGCGACCAGGCACCGGCCACGCAAGGATCGGCAGGGCTCGGCGGTGCCCATTCGAACTCGAAATCCGTGTCCGCCGCGATGTCCGCGACGGTCTGGAACGTGAAGCTGAAGCCGATATGGTGACGCAGGTCGATCGCCGCGGCGGTCGTGCCGTCCCACGCCATCACACCCTGATTCTGGGAAGCATAATTGAAGTTCATAGCTCACTCCTTGGTGTCGGTGGATTTCTGCTCCGGCGAGAACTCGCCAGTGTGGGCCAGGCGCCGGAATTCCTCGTTGGAGATTTTCCAGTTGTCGCTGGCTGTGGTTTCGGTCGGCGGCGTGGTGCGATCCGCAATGGTCCGTTCACGTGCCGGCTGTTCGGCAGCTTGTTCGCCGCCTGCCTGTGTGCCGCTTGTCTGGTTGACTTCACCTGTCATGGTTAACCTCCGGTCAGGGGCCAACAGAGAGGATGCGCGCGGCCGGGCAGCAGCCGACGAAGCCGCCGTCCTCGGCACCGAGCACGTACTTGACGCACCAGGCGGTCGACTGGCCTTCCCACTGCTCGATCCACAGCGGACGCTTGGCCACTGCGTAGTAAGCGATCTTCCAGGAGCCGGCCGCGACCAGGAAATCGCCCGTGGTGAACGGCACGGCCGTGCTGCCCTTGGTCAGGCCAGCGGTTGCATCCGGCAGACAGTTCGAGATGCGAATCCGATCGCGCACATCGTCAGGCGAGAATGCGAAATTGTCCTCGCCGAAGATGAACTCGCCAAGCGAGTTGGTCAGCGAGGCCAGATAAGCGAACACGTTCTGGTGCATCACTGCAGTCACCGGACCGTACTCGACCGGAGACGACATCAGGAACATCCGGAAGTCGATATGATTGAAGCTCGCGCCCGGCGTCTTGAGATGAGTGAAGCAGTTCGCGGTCAGCCAGCCTTCAGGCTCGTTGACGCCGTCGCCGACCATCAGCGCGCGGTTGTGGTTGATACGGTGCGAGCGCTGCGCTGCGCGGTACATGAAGCCGAGCAGATCGTAATTGGCTTCCTGCAGCACCTTGCGCTGCAAGCAGAACACACCACGCCAATCCGAGACGCTGCCGCTCTTGAACTGGATATTGCCTTCCGGTCCGTACTCGGCATCGCACTTGGCATCGCAATCGTACTGGCCGATCGCGCCGTAATCCATCACCTGCGGGTACAGGAAATTGGTCTTGCTGACGCTGACCTGGCCATAGAGATCGAGCAGCTCGGCACACTCGATGATGCAATCGATCTCGATGCCGAGCAGTTCAGGCGAGAACATCGCCGAATCCAGGCTCGCCGCCTCGAACGCCTTGCGCTCGTATTCGTCGAGCGTGCGCAGCACCTTCTGCTTGTTCTCGATGCCGACCTTCATCATCTTGCGCACGGCAGAACGATAATGGGTGGGATCGACCAGATTGTTTAGGTCCGGCGTGAAATCTTCCTCGATGCCGCCCTTGAACAGATGCGCACGGCGCTGCAGTTCGATCGCCGCCTTGGTGTCGCTCTCCTTGAGCGCGTCGCCGCCACGAATGATCGGCGCGTCCATCTCCTTCTTGACCTGATCGAGTGCCTGCTGCAGCGCCTGGCCCTGCGCCACCAACACGGCGTATTCGTCGGTGTGCTTCTTGACGATGGCCTTGACTTCGTCAGTCTCGGCCTTGACGCCCTTGTAGTGGTTGCTCAGCTCGGTGAACTGCGTTTCGGTGGCTTTCTTGTTGGTCTCCAGCGAACCGACGATGTCGCCCAGCTCCTTGGTGAGCACGGCAAGCGCTGCATCCGCCGTCGCCTTGTCAGCAGGGGCTTCTTTCTTGATGAACATCCCCTTGTGGATGTGGGTATTCATGATGGTGTTTCCTTGTTGATGGATGGAAATGATCAGCGCAACGCGCGGTTGGCGCGGGCCGCGAGATCGTGACAGGCCTTCAACATCTGAACATCCAGCAAGGGATGATCGGGTTGAGTGGCAGACGCCGCCAAAGGCGGTGCCTTGCCGATGAACAGAGGTGCATGCTGTTTCATGAACAGAGTCCATGCATGCGCCTCGGCGCGGCTGCCGCAGAATTTGTTGGCGACAAGCGCCTTCTCGAATTCCGCGACAGTGTTCGGTGATAATTGCTTGATGAAGTCCATGGTGGCTTCCGGCTGCGCCGGGAAGGTGACGACGCTGACCTCGATCAGATTGCCCTGCTTGATGATGAGGTACTCGCCGTCCTCGGACTTCTCGCCATCGACGAATGAGAATTCCTCCAACTCGAATCCGACCGAGAAATTCAGACCGCCGATCTGCTTGGAGACCTCGTAAAGATCCTTGACGTAGGAGACGCCGAGATTGAGCTGGGCTTCGATCTTGAGTTCGTCGGCGACGGTCTCCAGCCGCTTGATCAAGCCGGCCGGCTTGTGGCTGTCGTGAAACGCCAGCAGCTTAATGCCGCGCGGACCGGTCAGGCCGTTCTTGCGGATCGACTTGTCGAACGCGTGCGGCAGTACCTTGTGCCCCATCAGATCTGTCGACGGCGTCGAGGCCGTGCCGGAGATGAAGCCGTCTTCCTTGGTCTCGGCCAGCGTGATCGACAGGTCGCATTCGATGCGATCACCAGGCTGCCAATTCGCTACGTGCTTGTTCATGCCGATCTCCCGTTCATTGCACGGCTCTAATCATCTTGTCGTTGGCAGCCTTCGGCGGCTCGATCGCTGCGACCGGTTCGGCCGGATCAGCGGCGCCGTCCTCACTGACCGCGGTGCCCGACGACAGCATCACCTGCGGAATCTTGTCATCCGGCGTGAAGCCGAGAATGTCGCGCTTCTCATTCGAGGTCAGGAAGTTGACGCGGCTCAAGGTCTCGCCGAGCTTGGCGCGGTCTTCCCACAGCGCCGGAATCTTGTCGTAGTCGAAATTGACGCGCGCACCACTGGGGCAGATCGCCTGGGTGAGCCCGGCCGCGATCGGGATCAGATAGCAAGGAGCGATGGTGTCCTGCCAGAACGAACGGCGGCTTTCGTTATAGTTGCTGGCATACTTCGCCGCATCGGATGAGCCGAGACCGAGTAGCGCGATCGGCACGCCGAACACACCGGCAATCTGCCGCGTCATGTCGTCGAGCGGGATCTTGGAATGAAGATCGGCCAGATTGTTGTCGAGCTTGTCGATCTTGATGGTGGTGTTGTAGAGGAACAGCACGCTGCCGGAATATTCGTCGCCGGGACCGCCCTGCTCCAGATGCTGCGCCAGCGCATCCTTCTGCTGCCGCGTCAGCGTCTTCTCGGCCGTGATCACATACTTGACGTTGGGATGTCCTGATGCAGTGTCGAGCGCGCGCTGCATCAGCGCGTTGATGATGGCGATCGGCTGCGAGATGCTCTCGATCGCGGCCGGCGCCTTGTTGTACTCGACCAGGCCCGACAGGCTCGGGAAGCTGATCTCGGCGGCATAAGCCTCGTTGCGCCCGCGCTTCTCGGCGGTGCGACGCGATGGCAGGATCTCCTTGTCTGAACTCCAGCCATACTCATAGGAATCGATGGTGCCGCGCGTCGAGAGGAGCCCCTTGGTCCATTTCGCCGCGAGCGGATAGATGCCATTGGGCACGCCGGTCGACGACACTCCGACCTTGAAAATGGCGCGGCCGTACAGCATCAGGTTCAGCGCGATCCAATATTCGAGCTGCTGCGGCGTGAAGGTATCATTCGGCGATCGGAGTAGATCGTTGATCGGCTTCAGCTTGCTCGGCGTGGCGCGCTCGCTGACATTGTCGATGGTCGGATCAGCCTCGCAGAACCACGGCACCGCCTGCACGCTCGACGCCACGAAATTGGTGATGCGATAGAGCTGCGGGTTGGTGCGCTGGGCGATGTCCGCGGTCGCCACCGCCTGATTCGAGATCAGACGGACCGGCTGCCCGTTGATCAGGATGACGGGCGAGATCGGTTCATCACTCGGCTTGCGCTCCGGCTTGGCTTTGCGAAACAGGTCAATGATGTTCATTGGCCACGAATCCGATCAGCACCAGGAGACAGAACAGCAGCAGGACGCCGGCAACGATCCACGGGACCAGCCGGCGTTCGGATGGCGTCGGCATCAGACCTGACGCCGAGTGGCGAGCGTGCGGCGCTGCAGGCTGGCGGATCGCACCACCTGCTGCGTCGGCGCATGCTGCACCGTCGCGCCCGGCCGCGATGACGGCGTCGCGATCGACGGCGCGTGTTGGCTTGCCGGATTACGCGTGTTGAACGACGCGCTGCCTGCCGAACGATTGAAAGATTTTCCGCAACCACATCCCACGTTTCAGTCTCCTCAAGATGTTGAGTTCACCATTTGCGAAACAGCTTGAAGACGCCGCCATACGGATCTTCGGCGGGGTCATCACCCTCAAGGCTGAAATCCTCCAGCGCGTAGCGCACCGAATCCCAGCCGTGGTTGTTGGCGTCGACCGGGACCGAGAGGCTCTGTCCGGTGCGGCGATCGACCATCCACGAATAGAGCCGCGCTTCCTCGCGCATCTGCTCGCAGAACGGATCGATGAAGATCGAATAGCCTTGCAGGAAGTTGATTCCCGCCTTGACCGAGCCCGGCCCCTTCTGCGCAGCGGTGACGTTCATGCCGCGGCGCTGCATGAACTCGATGGTGCCGGGCTGCGATGAATCGCACTTGATCAGATCGCGGTCGCTGTCGACGACGCTGCGCGCCAGCGCCGGCAGATCATCCATCGGCACCCGGCCCGACGCTTCGGCCTGAATGTAAATCTGCTTGCGGTCCTGGTTGATGAAGACCTTGGTGACAAAGCTTGGATCTGAGCCGAAGCCGAAATCCATGCCGTAGCGCGCCGGCATGGTGTCCGGATTGATCTCGATGCGGCCGATGGTGACGTTCGGAAACACCTTGCTTTCGTGCTTCAGATCGTACTCGCCGAGCCAGACGTGCTTAAAGCGCGCGGGGTTGCCGGCGCGCAGCACCTCCATCTCGTTGACCATCTCAGTGTCCTGAAAGAACGGATTGTCGCGATAGTCGACGAAGGTGACGATCGAGTTCGGCGGCGGGCCCTGCGGTCCGCGGAAATAGGCATCAACCGGATCGTCCGGCAGCTCCGGATTCCAGGTCCAGATCAGCTGCGAGCCGCGCTTGCGGACGGTCGGCAGCAGGATCTCCATCGACTTCAGATTGATCGTCCGGGCTTCCTCGATCCAGACGATGTCAGCACCTTCCAGCGAGCGGATGCTTTCGATGTTTCTTTCCAAGCCCATAAACAGGAAGTCGGAGCCGGTCTGCGGATTGTCGATCGAGCGATCGGAAAACCTAAATTGATCAGAGATGTCGAGATCGCGGGCCCGTTTCTCGATCAGCTCCTTGGACGAATCCCGGATCGAGTTCTGGAATTGGCGGCAGCAGACGATGCGCTTGCGAGCCTCCAGCGACTGGATCAGCAGATAGTTGGCGACGGACCACGACTTGGCACTGCCGCGGCCACCGACCAGGGCCTTGTGACGGGCGGGGCGAAACAGTGTGTTCTGAAACTTCTCACCGAACACCACTTGCAGCTGGCGCTTCGGCGGCTCGGCATGCTCGGTGATCACCTCCGGCATCTTCAACGGCCGCGGCTTGGCCG